ACCAAGATCGAAGGTGAGAATGTTAATGTTAGTCAAAAGGAAAATGACACCAGCATTAACACATCTAAAGTAGATAGCTTAATACAAAATAATACTAATGTACCAATGTGGTACTTATTGTTGTTGGTATTAGGGTGGTTACTTCCTAGCCCACAAGAGATATGGAATGGGTTTATCGGATCAATAGAAAGATTAATTCATGGCAAGAACAGTAAGCGTAGCAAAAACACTAGACTCAAGTAGTAGTCCTGCTGCTGATGTAAAGCAAGTATTGTTTACTGTACCTGCTAAAAACACAGGACTATGGTTAGTTAAATATATTATTAGTTTAGATGGTAACGAAACACCAAAAGTTTATTGGTATGATTCTTCAGAGAATGAAGAGTATTTAATAGTTGCTGGTAAAAACTTAGGTGCTGGTGAAAGTATTTTACTAGATGGTCAGGCTTCTGTTGCAATGCAAGAGCATGATGAAATACGAATACAAAACTCAGGCACTACTCATGCAGTAACTTACTTATCAACAATAGAATTACAACCAGCACAAGCAACACAATTTCATAACTAATAGGAGATAGATATGCCAGGATACGGATACGGTAAAAAGATGAAGCCAATGAAAAAGAAGAAACCAGTAAAGAAAAAGAAGTAATGCCTAAGGCAAAGTCTAAGGTAAATCAGGCTGGTAATTATACTAAGCCTACAATGAGGAAGAGGTTATTTGAGCAGATTAAAGCTGGTAGTAAAGGTGGTAACGCTGGTCAGTGGTCTGCTCGTAAAGCCCAGATGTTAGCAAAGCAATACAAAGCTAAAGGAGGAGGTTATAAGTAATGCCTCTGAAGAAGTCACAGAAAAGCCTAAAGAAGTGGACTAAACAGGAATGGAAAACTTCTGACGGTTCTCCTAGTAAGGGTAAAAAAAGATATTTACCTAAAGCAGCTTGGGATAGTTTATCTCCTTCTGAGAAAGCAGCAACCAACAGAGCTAAAGCTAAAGGTAATAAAAAAGGTAAACAGTTTGTTAAGCAGCCTAAAGCTATAGCAAAGAAAACCAAAAGGTTTAGATAATGAACTACTTAGATTTAGTTAATGACGTACTAATAAGACTGAGAGAAGACGAGGTAACTGCTACAACAGATACTCCGTACTCTAAGTTAATTAGTAAGTTTGTTAACGATGCTAAAAGAATAGTAGAAGATTCTTTTCAGTGGAACGTGCTAACAGAAACATTAACAGTAACTACTGCTGATGATTTGTTTAACTATGTTCTTACTGGTTCAGGTCAACGCTTTAGGGTTATGGATGTAGTTCACTCTGAGGACGATATCTTCTTACAACCTGTTACATCTAGCGTTATGACTAACTATCTTTTAAATGCCAGTGTAACTAAAGGTTCTCCAACGCACTACAACTTTAATGGTGTTAGTAACGGAGACACACAGGTTGATTTGTATCCAGTACCTGACGGTGTTTACAACATTTACTTTAACATCTTTAAACCACAGGTAGCACTGAGTGCAGGAGCAGACGAGTTACTTGTTCCTTCTGAGCCTGTAATTAAATATGCTTACGCACAAGCTGTAGCAGAGCGTGGTGAAGATGGCGGACTAGCTGCACAAGAAGCTACTGCAATGGCTGATTTGTCTTTAGCAGATCATATAGCTATGGCAGCACACCGACAGAATGACGAATATGTTTGGCATCAAGTCTAATGGCTGGTAGATTACAGTCATCAACAATATCAGCACCAGGCTTTCTTGGTATTAACACACAGGAAAGTAGTGTTGATCTTGCGTCAGGCTATGCACTAGAAGCATACAACTGTGTCATAGATAAGTTTGGTCGTATAGGTGCTAGACGAGGTTGGCAGAAAGTAAACAGTTCTACTAACTCTGATCTAGGTACTAATGATATCGAGTTTATTTATAACATTCCTGAGACAGATGTAACGCTATGTGCTGGTAATGATTTAATACTTACCAGAGCTAGTGGAGCAAGTACATTAGTAACAGCAGTTAATACTACAGTATCTAATGCAGCAGGATCAGGTACAACAGCATACAGCATCACAGGTAACGACTGGATGGGTGCTAGTATTGTGTTTGGTGAAGGACCGGATGTTAGTCCTCATGCTTACTTAGCACAGGAAGGACACTTACCGTTAGTCTATCACAAACTAGGAGCTAGTCATGCACACACAGGTGCTTATGGTTTTAACTTACTTAGCGATGCTGGCTCAGTACCTACCACCTACGCTTCTGCTAGTGATTTTAAGCCTAATGTAGTTATAGGTGCGTATGGTAGGACATGGTGGGCTGACATTGTTAACGATAAACAGACACTTTACTTTAGTGCGTTATTGGACGGTACTAACTTAGCATCAGGTGATTCAGGTTACTTGTCATTGATTGATGTGTTTCCTAACGGAGACGAGATAGTAGGACTAGCAGCACACAACGGTTTCTTAATTATATTTGGTAAAAGAAACATTGCTGTTTACGCTAACCCTATTGATGTTACTCGATTAGAATTAGTAGACTTAGTAGCTAACGTAGGGTGTATTGCTAGAGATAGTATTGTCAACACAGGTACGGATGTTATGTTCTTGTCTGACACAGGTGTAAGAAGTATTGCTCGTGTTATTCAGGAAAAGTCAGCACCTATTAATGACATATCATTTAATGTTAGAGATGACTTAGTTGCATATGTAGATTCAGAATCTAATAAAGAAAAGATTAAAGCAGCTTACTATCCTAAAGATGCTTTTTATATTTTAACACTACCGACATCTAAGTATGTATTTTGTTTTGATCTGCGAGGTAGACTACAGAATGGTGCAGCAAGGGTTACTATCTGGGATAGCATTGAACCCACCGCCTTACATGTCACTTATACAGGCGATCTTCTTCTAGGTAAAGAAGGATACTTAGGTAAATACTTTGGGTTCTTAGATGACACAGCAAAGTACAGACTACGTTACTACACTAACTACTTTGACTTAGGTAGTCCAACAACTATGAAGTTCTTAAAGAAAGGTAACTTTGTAGTGGTAGGTGGTGTTGGTCAAGACGTAGCATTAAAGTATGGATTTGATTACATTAACTCATATCGATCAATAACTAAGCAACTACGAACTGGTTCTGTTTATGAGTACAACATTGGTGAGTACGCTATTGCTGAATACTCTAGTGGTTTAGTTCTTGAAGAAGTAAACAGTAACTTAGGTGGTTCAGGTTCTATTATGCAATTAGGGTTTGAAGCAGATATAAATCAAAGTCCATTGTCAATACAAAAGATAGATATTTATGTTAAAGCAGGTAAAACAGTTTAGGGATTATTATGTCTGATTATACAAAAGCAACTAACTTTACATTAAAAGACGGATTAAGTACTGGTGACGCAGGTAAGATTATTAAAGGATCAGAAATAGATGCAGAGTATACAGCTATTGCATCTGCTGTGACATCTAAAGCTGATCTAAATGGTCCTACGTTTACTGGTACGCCATCAGCACCTACAGCATCTACAGGAACATCAAGCACACAAATAGCTACTACAGCTTTTGTTCAGTCTGCTTTAGTTGGTGCGTATCCAGTTGGTTCTATTTACATGAACGCTACTGTAGCTACTAATCCTGCTACCTTGTTAGGCTTCGGTACTTGGGCAGCGTTCGGTGCAGGTAAAGTACCAGTAGGTTTAAACGCTGCTGACTCAGACTTTAACACTGTAGAAGAAACAGGTGGTAGTAAAGATTCAATCATACCTACACACAACCATGCAGCAGGAACTCTTGCAAACGCTTCTGCTGGAGCGCACCAACACACCACTGGAACAGGTAGAGCAGCAAGTACTGCTGGTAGTACTATAAGTTATTTTGCTGGATTACAGGGAGGAGCTTCTGGTACAGCCTTGTCAACTACAGACTCACAAGGCGCACACGTTCATACAATATCAGGTGACACAGCTAATGCAGGTGAATCAGCAACAGGTAAGAACTTACAACCGTACATCGTAGTTTATATGTGGAAGCGTACAGCTTAGTGAAAGTACCTGTTGTAACTACTAAAGATTTTATAATTTATTTAGAAGACTATCAAAATAACACTTTTATACATTGTGATGTTACTTCTAAATGGACTAAGACAGTAAAGAAAAATTTAACAGAAGCGTTTAACAAGTTAGATAAAAAAGAATTACTTGCTTTACACAAACAATCAGACAAAAAACATAGAAAATTTTTAAAGTTGTTTAATTTTAATTACTTAAATTCATTTGAAGGGAAAGATAACACACAATACGATGTGTTTATTTGGAGATAACTATGGGCGCAACAGCAGCAATGGTAGGGGCACAAGTAGTCGGTGGTCTAATGCAAAACAGAGCAGCCAAGAAACAGGCTGCAGCAATGGGACAACAAGCAGCAGCACAGGTTGAAGCTGCTCGTATAGCTGCTGAAGAAGCTCGATTTAGACCAATAGGTATTACTACTCGGTTTGGTTCTGCTACGCCACAGTTTACTGACGGTAGACTAACTGGTTACGATTATCAAGGTTCTCCTGAATTAGTTGGCTTTCAAGATCAACTAAGCAGGTTATACGGTTCTAGTCTTGGTCAAGCTGAACGTGCTACTGCCCTACAGCCACAGTTTGAACAGACTGCTCAAGGACTATTTAATTTAGGTCAAGCTGAAGTACCACAGAGTAGAGAACAAATTATTGCACAGCAACAGGCTTTGTTGCGTCCTTACGACATTGAACAAGAGCAACGGTTAGCTGCTGGAGTGTTTGGTCGTGGTCGAGGAGGACTGAGTGTCGGTGCTGGCGGACAACCAGAGTTACAAGCACTTGCTGAAACAAGAAGACGTAGAGATTTAGAGTTACTAGCTAACGTAGATCAGACCTTTATGAACAGAGCGCAACAAGCTGCTAATTTAATGAAGCAAGGATCAGGAGTACTCGGTACTGGATATCAAACACAACAAGCTGCATTAACACCTTTTGAAGCTCAGTTTGGATTAGCTGGTAAGTTAGAAGACGTAGCTAGACAACCTATGGATATAGGTACAGCTTTAGGGCAAAAAGTTACTTCAGCTAACACTCGCGCAGGAGAAATAATGCAACAAGGCTCTAACGCTGCTGCTCAACTTCAATCACAAGCTTCACAAGCCAGAGCGTCCGGATTAGCGTCTATGGGTCAGGGTATTGCTAACTTAGGTCAGCAGTATTATCAGAATCAAATACTACAAGATTATCTGAATCCTACGACTACTGCTCCGATTGACAATAGAACAATCGATCCTAATGCTTTTGCAGCCCGTAGAGCAGCAGCAGGTGTGTCTAATTATTCAAATAATTATTCTTCTTTACCTCCTATAGACGCAACAAGAGGTGGTTTTACTGGTAATTTATTTAGAACTTACTAACTAACAAAGGTATTAAGATGGCTGACAGTTTATTTGGACCTTCTCCAGCACAAATTTTATATGCTAGACAAAAAGATTTAGCAGACCGACAAGCTGAAGATTATAGAACGTATTTAGCTACTGCTCAGACTCCAGCAGAGCGTACTTCTATTATGGCTGGTAGAACGCTAACACAAGGTTTTGCACCTTTGCTTGGTTTAGGAGCAGGAGCACAAGACCCTATGTTACAGCAAGCATCAATGACTCAGAACATTATATCTAAGTACGGTGCAGATGCTTTAACTAATCCAGATACTTTAGATCAAATGGCTGCTGAATTTAAAGCAAGTGGAATGAACAATGAAGCATTCCAATTAGCTGCTCGTGCTGCTGACATTAGAAAAAACAAACCTAAAGATCCTGATAAATTTATAACTGCGTCAGGTAAAGATTTAATGGAAAGATTTCCTGAGCTATTTAGTGGTTTAGATGAATTTGCTGGTTATCAAGTTAATACAACAACTAACGAAGTAAAAGATTTAGGTTCAGGACTTACTATTGGTACAGTTCCTCCTGGATCTAGGCTTAGAAGAACTGAAGATGGTTTAGTTGTTGAAAAAATACCAAGTACA